TGGTCAAAACGACGTTGCACCGACTTTGCTGTCCCAGTTACTCATATATATATTTTAATGTACATTACACGTGTTTGCAATAAAATAACTACAAAAAAATACAGTCTCCGATTACTCAGCGACTGTATTATTTGCTTAATCTGCAGTTTTCAACTAGTCGTCAAATAACTTGATAACTTCACCGTCATCAGCTGGAGCATCTGTCGGTACAAGAACTGGATTCACAATCTTCTCGTATTGAGCAGAGATGCGAGGATCTACTTCAAAATCTTCACCGATCGCGATCGCAGCTTTATCGTAAGTAAAATAGTTATTACGCGATTCTCCATCACTAGCAGGTGTTACGAACTCTGCAAAGAAGAGCGGAAAAAGCTGAACAGAAAGTTGACCGTTCTCTTGTTGCTGCACTCCAATCATTACAGGGTTTTGCACCTTAATTGCTTTCTCGGTTGCTTCAGCGAGAGCTCCAAAAATCGAGCGCCCGGCGTTATCAATGAATGTAATATATGTTTGTTCTTCCATATCTATATATTATAGTATATCTACCTTATAATCAACTTAAAAGTTCTAATAAGTTTGTCTGAGTAAGTGAACCGGGCTTTTGTACTGCCCAGTTAACATTTTCATAGAACGGTTGGATAGCTGAAAAGATAATTTTATCGAACATCTTATCATAATCGACATAGAAACATTTCTTAAATTCATCAGGATAATAATACTTATATGCGATACTATCTACATTATAAGCATTTGGCTTTTGTACATAAAAATACCTTACCTTATCACCGCTACCAATTGACTCGTATTCATTTTCAATATTAAAGCGTCGTAAGAGTGTATTATGAAAATACGCTGATTTGACGTGATTAGGCATGCCTTTAGCAGTCTTAAATCCTTCGCATTCAGATGCATACTTTTCATAATTTTTAATACCCGATACACGGGCGATATCTTCTATCGGTAGATCTTTAAATATCTTATAAGCTTCATTTAGTACATTATTTGTTTTTGTAATATCACGTGTATTCAGCATGATCTCGATGATATTCTTAACGTACGGTTTAACTGCAGCTGGCATTGTACTTCTTACAACATCCACTCCAGTATACTTGTATTTATCCATCTCTATCCCTTCATCATCCAGGATATGCATAACATATCGCTTCTTAGCTAAGAATATTCCTACATCGGCAATTATCTCACGCTTAAAAACAAACCTGCAATCCTCAGAGTTTAAACTCTTCGCTCCCCATATTTTAATATGCTTATTAAGATAATCTTCGACGTTCTGAACTTCTGTATGTAACTCCGCAGTAAGCTTACCACCAGGCCCTGTAAATTGAATATCAGTATTATCAATAATAGGCTTAATTGAGATATACGAACTATCTGTATCATTATAAACCACGCAATCATTTAATATCTTAGCATCTTCAATACCTACTCGTTCGGTAATATACTTCTTGAGTAACTCGTTAGACGTTTTAATTACTGCTTGCCCGGTAAGGGTAATAGAGCTAGCAATATCATCATCACCGAAAGGTGCGTTTTTATTACCAAAATAACCATAAATTGAGTTAATAAAAATCTTAATACATAACTGCTTAGCATCCAACTGATCTATCTTAACCTTCGTGGCTTTGTCTTTATTTTTACTATACGCTCGCTTAAGAGCTGTTAGCTCCTTCTTTACTTCAACTCGCTTGTTATAATATTCATCTAGAATTTCTGGCATAACACCTTTACGTTTTTGCGTAAATAATACATTGGCTTTGCTTATCGCTATCTTCTCGTCATTAACGAACTTAGCGAAGTTATTTATTGGTAAGGTAAACGTCTTACCATTTACATGTCGAATAGTTACATCCTTATCTGTTTTATCTTCGATCTTACCTACCTTAGTTTCCGGTGACATATTTAAGGATATCATCACATTCGGATATAGCGAGTTAGCATCAAATGATATAATATCAGTCTGAAAGCCTTTAAGTGGGACTCCTACATATGCTCCCGGGTTTTTACCGGTATCTTCGTTACGTATAAAGGTATGTATAAGTTGACCGCGTCGTCTACCTCTAATAGCTGTTGCGCCGTTAATTACAGATAGGGCGCCCATAGCTGCTTCGAAAGTAGTTAAACCGGTATATGCTAACATACGTAATAATTCAATAAACTTCAGTTTTACCTCGAGATGTTTAAGTAATCTAACGTCTTGAATATTATAATCAACAAACGTCTGCCAATCATCATCAGATAAAGTCGCAAGGTTCATATTACCGAACTCAACTTTTTTCTGCCCTAACTCTAGCTCACCGATAGCGTCTAGCTTATAGCTCTCACGGAGACCTTGAGTAAACTTTTTATATACGTCAAGATAGTCAATCAGTGAAATACCTTCGATATACCATTTTACCTGTTCAGCGCCGAACTGACCTCTGATCGTTCTACTATAGACATTACCGACAGGTGACATACGATTAACCCATTCATCGCCCAGTATACGACGACAACGGTTTACTATATACGGGATATCGAAAAACTCTGAATTCCAACCAGATAAAATATCCGGGTAATCTACTTCCAAGAATTGTATGAAAGCCATGAAAAGGTCTTTTTCATTTGCACAGTGAATATACGTAACATCATCTTGTGTATTATTATATGGCTTTATTCCCCATGCAGTAAATTTATCTTCAAGTGAATCATAAACAGTTATAACGGTTACGGGATGGTTAGCTGTTTTAATATCTGGAAAACTATCTGGTGAATAGGTTTCGATGTCAATAAACATCGTCTTAATAGGATTACTATTAAATTCCGGTTCCTCATTTACCTTCCAATATGTATCAACTAGGAACTGCTGATGTGCTGGTAGATTTTCGAATACTCGCTTTGTACCAGAATCTTTTAAGAACTTATAGCGGTTATACTGACTATTGAATTTCTTCTTAATTAACTTCGTACCGAATATAGATTCGTGTTTTCCGGGCCCTTCAACATAAAGATATGGCTCTACACTAGTTTCAAATCGTACTCTATTACCCTCTTCATCCCAAGTGAAGAGAGTTACAGTACCTTCACGTCCATTATAAATTGCATTACGATAACTCACATATATGATTATATATGATGCTTCGTTATTATCAATAACAAAAAGTTAATTATACCTGTTCAGATTAACTCTTAGAGGGTCACCTACACTATATTGATAGAGTTCGGTATAGCAATCAATATTTTTATCATCCTCTAACCACCGGGTATCAGCATATTGACTAGCTTTTTTACATAAAGCTTTATAGCGTTTTCTATCTTGCAATGTACTTTCAATCTGAGCAATCATCTCCTCCCCGGTCTTAAACTTGATAGGAGCGTTCTCGTATGTGCACATATCTTGACATGCAATAGGCAATCCAAGCGCGCATGCTTCAATATATTTCAGGTCAGATTTCGAACGATTAAAAATACTATCCTGTAACGGAGCTACAATCATGTTTACATTTAGATCATATAAGCCTTGACCGTATTCATATAAACGCTTCCATGGGTGAAATTCGATCTTACCAGCTTGAACAAGAGGTTTTAACGTTAATGGAAAAGCACCTAAGAATACCCATTGATACTTATCAACTGTTTTAGCGATAACTTCATTTACATGATGAAAATCATCACGCTGTTTTACTCTATTATCAACGTCAAAGTGCGCACCTGAACCGGCATATAAAATACGAGGTTTCTTCTTGTTCTTCTCATAGCTCTCCATCGTACGGTTAAGATCAGATTTACCACCTATCCAGAATTTAGGCATAAAATTTGGAATAACTGTGACGTTCGGATTACCTGTCTTATCGCGATAATAATCTCTCATAAACGGACATGTAACGGTAATCTCATCACACATAGCCATCATTTCCTGAGCTGATTGTCTTATCTTTGGATCTGTAAATGCTCCTTTATATTTGTTATAATCAGGAATATCTTCCGCAAAACATATATCATCAATTTCATATATAAGACGCATACCAGTTTTATCTGCCATGTTTCTAAGAAATTTAACAAACTCTAACTGTTGCGGAGTTGCTTGTCTCTGAATTCTAACACCCTTAACTCCACCATAATATCTAGGGTCACCATTCATTACAGTCGTCCCGTGTACAACTGCTTTATTATGAGCATTCATAACTTGCTCCGGCCATATCATCCTCCAGTGACCGCAACCACTATAATCAGCATAATAATTCATAAAGCGAGGTAATCCAACCTCAGCCGG